GACCTGGCGGAATCCACACGGAAATACCGGGAGGATCATGCCAAGCTGGACGCAGCCTTCACCACCGCCGGGTTTACGGCGGAACAAGCCGGCGAAGCCTACACCGGCTTTTATGCCATCCTGGGCGAAGAGGACCGCAGCGTGGAAGCAGTCAACCACCTCGCCAAGCTCTGCTCCACCGAGGAAGAGCTGGCGCAGTGGACGGATATCGCCGCCGGCGTGTGGGCCACCTTCGGGGACAGCCTTCCCATTGAAGGTTTGACCGAAGCCGCCAATGAGACCGCCAAGACCGGCACCATCACCGGCCAGCTGGCGGACGCCCTCAACTGGGCAGGGGTCAATGAGGAGGCCTTCCAGTCGGCGCTGGATGGCTGCAGTTCCGAGCAGGAACGCGCCGCGCTCATCACCGATACCCTCAACGGCCTGTACCAGGAAGCGGCGGAAAACTACAAAACCCTCAATGGGGATGTGATGGAAGCCCAGCGTGCCCAGGCGCTCCTTACAGACGCCTACGCCCAGCTGGGCGCCATTGCGGAACCCATCATGACCACGCTGAAGACCATGGCGGCGGATGTTCTTACCGCCATGATTCCCTTCGTGTCCCTCATGGGCGAGGGGTTGCAGGGCGTGCTGAACGGCACCGCCGTAGCTGCCGAGACTTTTGCCGAGGGCATCTCCGGCCTGGTGTCTGTGTTAATGGAGAAGCTCTCCACCATTGTGCCGGTCATCGGGGAAGCCATCCTCGCCAGCCTTCCGGTACTGCTGGAAGCCGGGGTGAATATCATCGCCACCCTTGTCACCGGCATTGTGAACGCGCTGCCCAAACTGGCCGCAGCCGCCCTGTCCATTGTTCTCCAGCTCGTCACCAGTCTGACCGAGCTGGCGCCACAGCTTTTACAGGCGGCAATGCAGGTGGTGGCAACCCTGGCTTCCGGCATCGCTTCCGCACTGCCCCAGCTGGTTCCCACCATTGTGCAGATGGTGGTGCAGATCTGCCAGACCCTTATCGCCAATCTGCCCCTCATCCTGGACGCGGCTTTGCAGCTGGTTACGGGACTGGCCCAGGGCATCCTCAACGCCCTGCCGGTGCTTATCGCGGCCCTGCCGGAGATCATCAACGGCATCGTGACCTTCCTGCTGGACGCCATCCCCCAGATCATTGAGACAGGCATCCAGCTTCTGACCTCGCTGGTGGCGGCTCTGCCGGACATCATCGCCGCCATAGTCGCGGCTATTCCCCAGATCATCGAAGGCATTATCACAGCCGTTTTGAACTCCATTCCGCAGATCATCCAGGCGGGCATCGACCTGCTGGTGTCGCTCATCCAGGCGCTGCCCCAGATCATTACTACCATTGTAGCGGCTATCCCGCAGATCATCACCGGCATCGTAAACGCTCTTATCAACAGCATCCCTCAAATCATCCAGGCCGGTGTGGAGCTGCTGGTATCCCTGATTGCGAATCTCCCGACCATCATTGCGGAGATCGTGAAGGCAATCCCGCAGATCATCACGGGGATCGTTTCGGCCCTCGGTCAGGGCGTTTCCAAGATCGCCGAGGTGGGCGCCAACCTGGTGCGCGGCCTGTGGCAGGGCATCCAGTCACTGGCCGGATGGATCTGGGACAAAGTGTCCGGCTGGATCTCCGGCATCTGGGACGGTATCCTGGGCTTCTTCGGCATCAACTCGCCTTCCAAAGAAATGGCCTGGGTGGGCGAAATGCTGGTGGAGGGCCTTGCCGGTTCCATTGTGGACAACGGCGGTCAGGCGGTGAAAGCCGCCGAGGGCATGAGCAAGGACATCAACGGGGTCATGCAGGACCTCGCCAAGGATATGACCACGGCGCTGCCCACAGATTTCTCCGTGAAGGGCAGCATGGAAAACGCCATGGCCTCCGCTGTTTCCGGCGGCGCTGGGAAGAGCGGCTTCGTCCTGCAGCTGAACATCGGCACCTTCAACAACTATACCAATGAGGACATCCGGCAGCTCACCAATGAGATCATGGTGACCGCCGGCCAGTTTGCCAAGCGGAAAGGGGTGGTCTTCGCATGAACTATTTTGTGTATAACGGGGTTTCGTCCCTGGACATGGGGCTTCGCATTGAGAGCAAGAATGTGTTTTCTGCCCCGGAGTACGATGTGACCTTCCAGTCCATCCCCGGCAGAAACGGCGACCTCATCCTGCCCAATGGCCGCTACCCCAATGTGCAGGTGACCTATTCCGTGTTCCTGCCCGCCAAGTCCATCGCCGAACTGGCGGAGAAGATCACCAAGGTCAAGGAGGCCTGGCTCTATGGGGAGCAGAACGCCTACCACACCCTGTCCGACAGCTATGATACCCTCTACACACGAAAGGCGGTGTATTCCGGGAGCCTGGACATCGAGGATCAGCTCAACCGCATCGGTGTGTTCACCGTCAGCTTCTCCTGCCAGCCCTTCCGTTACAGTGTGGCGGGGACTGAGCCCATCACCCTCACACAGTCCGGCTCCACGGTGACCAACCCGGAGAGCTTTGAGTCTCTGCCTATCCTCACCCTCACCGGGGAAGGGACGGTTACCCTGACCATACAGGGCGGCGGTCAGAACAAGAGCTGGGTCTTTACCGGGCTGGACGGGAGCATCGTCTGCGACAGTGAGCAGATGAACTTTTACTCCGGCACGACCCCCATGAACGACAAGGTCAGCGGGGACGGATTTCCCAGGCTGCAGCCCGGCGTCAACACCATCTCCTGGGTGGGGACGGTGACCAGCCTGGTGGTACAGCCGAGGTGGGTGACACTATGATTCCGGTTCTGTTCAAAGCAAATGCGGTGGATTTCTCCACCTACGGCATCGGCGTGCTGGCCGATTGTATCTCCTGTGAGGTGACCGAGGAGCGAAACGGCACCTACGAGCTGGTGCTCCAATACCCCGTCACAGGGAGGAACTATGGGGAGCTGTCCTCTGAGCGGATCATCAAGGCCAAACCCAATGATACCGCCGATGACCAGGCCTTCCGCATCTACCGCATCACCACGCCCATTGATAGCGTGGTAACGGTGTATGCCCAGCACATCTCCTACGACCTCTCTAATATCGCCGCCTTGACCTGGTCCAGCGAGAGCATTTCACCGGCTCTTGCCATGCAGCGCGTGTTTCAGAACACCGCCACCGCCCACAGCTTCACCTGTCAGACAGACTACTCCGAGGCAAAGCCCTTCTCCGTGGCCAAGCCCCAGAGCGTCCGTGCTTGTCTGGGCGGCGTGGCCGGTTCCTTTCTTGATCTGTGGGGCGGCGAGTATGAGTGGGACAACTTCCACGTCATCCACCACCAGGGGCGCGGCCAGCATACCGAAGTGGTGATCGAGTACGGCAAAAACCTCACCGAGCTGGAGCACGACAGTGATATCACCGAGGTGTACACCGACCTGCTGCCTTACGCGGTGATCTCCGCCGAGGACGGGAGCGAAACGGTGGTCACCCTCACCGAGGTGCTGCTTCCCATTGCGGACACCACGCTGTCCCAGCGCAAGACCCTCATCCGGGATTTTACCGACAGCTTTGGAGAGGAAGAAGCCATCACCGAGGATGCTCTCCGCACCAAGGCGCAGACATATTTGGCGAACAATCCCCTGGGGGTGGAGGTTCCCGCGCTCACCGTTTCTTTCGAGCCGCTGTGGAAGCAGCCGGAGTATGCCGCCGTGCTGGAGCGGGTGTCCCTCTGCGATACCGTGACCATCCGGCATTCCGCTCTGGGCATCACCGCCAAGGCAAAAGTCATCACCACGGTTTACGACACCCTGGCGGAGAAGTATGTGTCCGTCACCCTGGGCAGCGGCAAGGCCAATCTGCTGAACAACGTCTCGGACGCCAAAGCCGGCGCGGAGGAAGCGGCGGAGAAGGCTGGTCGTTTCCCAGCACTGATGAACTCCGCCATCCAGAACGCCACCGACCGCATCACCGGTCAGCCCGGCGGCTATGTGGTGCTGCACACCGACAGTGAAAGCGGCCTTCCTTACGAGCTGCTGATTCTTGACCAGCCCTCCATCGAGGATGCGGTCAA